TCCATAAAGCATAAAAAGACGCAAGAATTGACTTACCTAATCCACGAAAAGCAACAGTAAGACTACGATCTGGCCCATTTTGCATCCATTTACAAACAGAAATCTGCTGCTTAGTTGGGGCATCAGCTAACCCCAACTCTCTAAGCAGATAACAAGTGAAATTAGGAAAGCTATCTCTTAATTGAGGAGGTAACGGTTCCCATAAACTTTTCACTCTTCTGTCTCTTCAGTTGTTTCAACTGTAGCTGTTGGTCTTGTTGGTGGAGCTAATAGCTGTTCTTGAACCTCCTCGTCCACGTAAACATTAGACGTATCAGCATTTTTTAAAGTCTCAGGCTTAACACAGCTTGCACCTTCAAGACCTAACTCCATTCTTTGATTGTTTGTGAGGTAAGGCATAGTCCTTTTTTAACTTTCTCTATTCTGACGTAACTATCGCTATATACAACAAAACCCCCCAACAACGCAGGAGTCAGGAGGCTTCATCTAACCCTAGCTGACCACGACCAAGCAGCAAGCATCGTAGGGCTATTTCATTTTAACTCACTAATTCTTCTTTCTCTAGTTCATCAGCTTTAGCTGAAAGTCCTGTATAAATTCCATGCATCGGATGATCTTGATGATGCCTCCCATCCAAAACATACCACCTCTCCATATTCAACATCCTCCTTCGATCCTCTTCTAACCATTCTCTTTGATACATTACTTCTTCCCCTTCTTTGGTGGTCTTCCTACTTTTGATCCATACGTTCCTTTTCCCTTTGGCATGACTACAAATTCATAAGACCACTACACAATAACTAATATCCCCTTGCTTTTCTATCCCTTTCTCTACGTTCCCGCAGATATTCCTTAAACCCTTCCCTATCTGTCCTTAACCCATCCACTAATCCATACCTCTCTCTATAACTTCTCATGTAACTTCCATAAGCAGCTCTCTCACTCTTCGTAAAATCTCTCGCTAATTCCCCTCCACTTGGATCTCTCTCAATACCTACCCTATCCTTCATCTTCTTCATCAAATACGTTTCCTTTCTCTTAATCATAATCCTTAATGCTTGGTCGCTTCAGTACCTTACAACCCCCATTAAACTAACTCAACCCCTCAGAATGTTTCAATTCGTAAACTCGGAACATTGACTTTCATTCCGAACGCCCATATAAACAGACGGCAGGGTTTTTAACGAAACGCACCGATACTCCCTAACCTGTTACCTCGATATATAACCGCCTAGCCTCGCTTTTCCTTGCATTAGCAACGCTTCCCATTTTGTTGCTCGCGGTTAAGTAGGGTTCGTCGTCATCACTTTTAAATATTTCCCCCTTGGCCCCCTCCGGATTGGATATTAAAGACGAAAAAAAATAAATATATCAGTCTTTTTTCGATTAAATGGGCATAGGGGTAGTGAGGGGCTGGCTTGGCTGCGAATAATAAATTCGCATCAGCTCTTACTCTTGGTCTTATTGCTGGTCCAGCTCCAAAGGAGACCGGCAGGCAAACGCACAAGTGAGAGCCCGCCGCGGGAGCTGAAGAGCTGTGAAAGTTACAGAGTGTTAAGCTTTAAAGGCAAAGTCTACAGGGCCGAAGAGTAAGAGCTATTAATGGGTAGTGCTAAGGCACAACCACGACCACAGAACCTTGAAAAATGAAACAGTTTAGTTTTCACCATGACGGCGGTCATGGTTGGTTGCAAGTACCTGAACAGTCCTTGAAAGACCTAGGCATTGAACATTTTGTTTCTCGCTTTAGTTATTTAAAAGACGAACAGGTTTATTTAGAGCAGGACATGGACGCTAGTTTGTTTATCGCAGCATGGAAAGCCGAGAAGGGGAGTCAACCAGATTGGTTTGATTACTTCGAGGACGGTCACTCAAAAATAAGAGATTACGACCGTTACCCAGCAAAAGCTGATAGAGACTTCGCCCAAGTCATGCGAAAAATAGACGACCTGAACAAGGGACTTTAAATGAATAAAGAACAAACAAAAGCACTTGAAAGAATAAAAACCAAGTGGGCCTTTGTTGGTGTTCCTTACTTTGATTCTTTTAACAAGTGCTTCATGGTTTCAGTCAGCCAACAAAAAGATAAAAAATCTTTATGGCTAGGTATTGAATCTGATGGATACGTCCACAGTTAGATCTCAGCCTGGAGCCCTTCGGGGTTCCCTGCTGGGCTCACCAGCATTACCACGACCAAAGGTATTTTAAAATGACTAAAGAAGAACATCCAATTGCAAACCGTCAATATTTATTGATTGGCGGGCCTGATGATAAATGTATTTCTAATGGCAATGATTGGCACGAGTGCTTAATCCAAGAAGAAAACCTCGTCAAAGTCCAGAGGCAAAAACAGTCTGTTATTTGGGAGCTTGACAATGACAATTAAAAAAACCACCGATTTTATTGTTTGCGGAGATAGATATCAATTTGATTTCAATCTCTGTAGCGTCTCAAAAGGATTTTCACAAGTTGATACAGAACAAGATGCTTCGTATTACGGAAAATGGGCTAATCCCTCCGAATTTAAATTAGTTAGCTATGTCGAAGGAGATGTAACCATACAAACCGCACCAAATAAGGAAGAGTTTATCGACCTTATGCGGTCTACTGCTAAATGGCACAAGGACAGAGACGACGAGCTGAAAATTGACCCAATGCTTGACGATAAGCAGGAGCAAGCCTGGAAAGATTTGGGCCTAGCTGATTTATTGCACTGATGGCATCCCAGAGCCCTTCGGGGCTCTCTGATGCTCTCACACGCATCACTTCAGGTCTATTTCTTAGGCCTGATTTAAACCACGACCTTTAGGAGTTTTTTATCATGCCTCAAATTGATTTTGTTTTTGGCGACAGTTCAAAGACAGTTGATTTAAAAGACGTTAATTCAGTTAATGACGTTGCTTCAAATATGAAGGAAGTTATCAAAGAAAACAAACGCCAGAGCCAACGCATAACAAGCGAAGAGAACTGGCGAGCTGGTTATGACGTACTCACAGAGGGTGCGTTAGGGGATTATCCCGAGGATTGCGGATGGTAGTAATTAAAGAACAATTGCCGAGCCCCTGGGCTTCGTATTTAGTAAATGGTGTTGCTGATTCTTTAGAAAAGGGAGAAGAAAAAGAGATAGCCGAAACATTGGAACATTTAGACCTAAAAGGTGCTGAGTGCGTAGATGTTTTAGACGATGCTCATTTTCATAAGCCTTGGCGATTGAATTGGTTATTAGCTGGTGATTTTTCAACTTATGTCTTTCATAAGCATGAATAAGATCACTGAATACAGCACCGAAACTGATGATGCTCTGGGTCTTTTACAGGCCCAGGAGCAAGTCATTTTTAATCAATGCCAGCAAATGAGGGTGCTCGCTGGTATTTCTTTTTTACTGTTCACTTTTTTATTACTTAAATGAATAAAGAACAAAAAATTATTGATAAAGTCTCAAAAGCTTTTAATCAAAGAGTTGAGGCAACAAATGATCTTCATACTAAATTTTTAGAACATCCTAATTTTCTTGAATACAAAACTGAAGACCTCAAACTTTTTGTAGATCAGATCGTTTTGCATGCTGAACGACTTGTGAACGAAGAAAGAAACTTCCGCACTACTGTCTGTTTGGCTGCGGATAAAATTCGTAAGGAGCAAAACTGATGCCTAAACAGTACAACTCAGAGATTGAAAAGGAGCTGCACCTGACGCGGCTCTCTATCGAACGGATAGAAAAACAATTAAGATCTTTTGAACTTTATTTAAAAGAGGTAGGTCTTAATCAAAGAGAGATGATGGAATTTGGCGTAACTTTACGGGAGGGGGAAAAGAATGCCTAAACAGTACAACTCAGAGATCGAAAAGGAGCTGCATTTAACGCGGCTCTCTATCGAACGAATAGAAAAAATGCTCAAGGAAGTCTTGGCTATGAAATTTAGAGATCCAAAGGAGGTTAAAAAGAATGAAAAAAAATATAAGCCACTTGAGCCTGACGAAAATTTAATGAGGGAAATAATGCGTCAGGAGGAGGTTAAAAAGAAATGAGTGATAAAGGAACTGTTAATGATCTCAACAGAGAAATTAATAAATTAAAACAAGAAAATTTCTTTTATAAAAAAACTTGTCTTTTATGGCAATGTGCTTGTCTTCAAAAAGAACTCAGGCCACCAAAAAGACCCACTCCTGATGCAAAAAATAAATTAAGGGCTGATCTCGATGATTGCTTAGAAAAATTAAAAAAAATAGATCAGGAGGAGGCCGATGCAAAAAAAGGATCTACCTAAAGCATTAGTAGGTCACACATTATTAGTTACAGGGGGCGTGGTAATCGTTCCCGCTTTTATTTATTGTGTGATGTTTCTAATTGAACCATTTGTCGTTTTTGGACTTGGAGCTTATTTGATATGGCTATGCCTAAAGAAAAAACCTTAACCGCTTTCTCTCAGCTATTAAAGACGCTGAGATATAACAGCAAAAGATATACCAACAAACCCTCGGCTCTTCAGGTCGAGGTTTTATTGCACGTTGCTGTAAAGCCACGCACTTATGAAGAGCTGGCAAATCTAACCAATACAACTAATGGGCCGATCTCTAGAGCCGTGGCAAGCATGACTCCAAGGATTGAGAATGAAAAGCTGGTTAGACCTGACACACATCTTCTTGATAGGAGAATTAAACCTTCATCACGAACTTATTTAGTTTCTTTATCCAAAACTGGAGAAGAATTGATGAAGCAAGTTGGCCTTGCTTAGTCATATTGCTTTACAGATCGAAACGAAAACGATGTTCATCACGGCTTTTTGTATAGGAATCTTACAGCGTTGTAAAACAAGTCACATCATAGGAAGCAGAGATCACAATCTGGGTTGTCAAACTCTACGGGAACTCCACGACCCTGTAAACTTATTTTTTAATCTTAATGAGGTGGTCGCATGAGCCACAATAACGAACAGGTAAGAAGTATATTTAGCCTGATTTGCCCACTTCGTACTGGGGAGATACATCTTGCCATTTACAAGCATCCCCTTCAGGATCGTAAGCAAATACGAATTGAAGGAACCGTGAGTCGCAAGAGATCCCCTCCTAATGAAAAATGGATTTATCTAAACTCTCAACTGCTCTTGAATCATTGGGCTCTCTTGCCCCAGGTAATTTTCCAGTGCATCACGCACAGGTTCTTTTATACATTGCTGAAAAAGGGAGCTGCACGTATAGAGATATAGAAGAGAGGTTTGATGTAACTAATGCATCAGCCTCAAGAATTGTCCACACCCTCAGTGAAACTGTCCGGCATCGTGAAACTTGCCTCGGCCTTTGTGAGATCTATATAGACCCTGAAGAAGGCAGAAGGTACAGAGTAAGACTCACAAAGAAAGGCAAAGCAAAGATCAGATCGCTGGAGGGCATCTAACCCACAAACCACGACCAATGGCCTACACAATTAAACAAGCGTTTAAAGATGCGTGGCTTCACCAATGGAAAAACCAATCTGGAGCTAGAACAACAAGAATTTATGCCTTAGAAGCAGTTAATTATTTCGGGCCTAATACTCCAGTAGAAGATATTGATGCCGGAAGATTTATGGATTACAGAGTTTTCTTGGCTGAATACAAAGATAATTTGCCTGCAACAATTAATAACAAGACAAGCAAGCTAAAAGTTTTTCAAGAAATGGCTCTTGTTCACGGAAGAGTAAAAAACTTACCTCAATTTCCAAAAAATTTACCTGTTAAAAATCGCAAGCAAATTATTTGGACTCAAAATGAAATTGATTTGTGCGTTGAATATTTGAGAAGAGTAAATAGAAAAGATGTAGCAAGGCAATTAATTTTTTTATGTGAAATGGGTTGCAGACCTGTAGAAATGAGAAGACTAACCAAAGCTGATTACTGCTTGAAAAGAGGTCTAGTTTCTTTTTTTAAGGCAAATAACGATAACAAAACAGGAAATAGAACTCTTCCTTTAACTCCTAAAGCATTACAGGCTGCCGTCGAACAGATTTTAAATATGAGAGGAGAGCTGGTTTGGCCTTTATCAGATAATGAATTGCATCATGCGGTGCGACGAGCCCTAGATGAATGTGGTATTTCCAAGACTTTTATTATCAAGGCAACAAGACATACATGTGCAACAAATCTAGGTCTAAAGGGTTGCACCAACATAGAAATCGCTGCTTGGTTAGGTCACAGCAATCCTCAAATGTGCAATAGATATGTTCACATGGATGGATCTGAACATGCGAATGCTTACAATGCACTTGTGGGGGTCTAGCAATCTGGTGAATGCACCAAACTCATAATTTGGCTAAGGCGAGTTCGATCCTCGCGACCCCCATTACAACTTTTGTTTAAGTAAGTTCGCACCGTTCGCACTGTGAAAACACATATTTTTTCTACCTTAAAAACGATCAACGCAAAATGCTCAGATCCCTTGCTATCATTGGGCTGGTTGCGAACTCATAATTCGCATAAGCAACATCTTAGACCTCGTAGAGCAAGTTATACACTTTCTTTTGATACCAATAAGAGCTGGCATTGCGAGAGTGTTGCGAATAACGTGGTCGTAAACACCCGTTTTTCTGAGTTGCAAGATATACAGACGCTTGAAAAAGAGCAATTAGCACGACAATTACGTGCAGAAAAAAGAGCTGAAGAAACACATAGAACTAATGAAAGGAAACTTAAAGAGATAGGAAAAGAAAGTGCATTAATTTATGGCAGAAAATTATATGGATTATTAGTTGATGATTTAAGCAGTCGATTAAATAAAACTTTTATTGAATTTGTAGAGAATCCAGACAAAGCAAGATTTCATGGAGCTGCAATTCCTTTCTTTGATCCTTTTAAATCTCCAGAGCATGTTGCAACCATCGCCCTGGTAGCGACCCTCGATCAATTAAGTAGAAGGCAAAGGATCGCCACTTTCTGTCAAGGCTTAGGAGCTGCGGTTGAAAAAGAGATCCGATTAATGAGGCTGGCAGATAAAAGTCCGGTGGAGCTGCGGCACTTAATGAAGCAAGGCTTGAGCCGTAACAAGATCAGCACAATGGAAATAATGAGGAAGATGGGTTGTCCTGTTCTTCCTTTTAATGATTTAAGTCGCCTTCATATTGGTCAGTTCCTTTTAGATCATTTGATACATACAGGCTTAATTCAAGTTATTACAAGAAAGATTGGTCGTACTACTCCCAAATTTGTAGTTCCTACAGATCACGCTGAAAAAGTAATCAAGAGCTGCCCACCTTCTACTTATAAGGTTGCTTATTCGGCAATGGTATCTCCACCAGCTCCTTGGCCTGGATTGTATGGAGGAGGAAGATTAGGCAACGAAGAATGTTTTGTCAGAGTTCCAATTCACGACGCTGAAGAAAAAGACACCACAGCAATAGAGCATTACAGAAAAGCAGAGCTAACAAAAACATTTGTAGCGACAAACCACCTCCAAGCGACTCCACTTCACGTTAAGCGGGGCATAATCGAATGCCAAAGAAATACATGGGAGAACGGAACAGAGGGCTTGTGGCCTTGTGCAAAGGTTCCCTTAGATGTTCCTGAACGGTTAGGGCAAGATCCAGCTCCAGAGGACTTAAAGATTAGGAATCGTCTTGCTTCGATGGCTCATAGAGACAGAGAACAAAACAGACCCAGAAGAATCAAGATTGAACGTGCGTTACAAGAGGCTGAAGGATTAGCAGATAGGACTGTTTATCAGGCTTACCACGCTGACCATAGATCAAGACTTTATACATCTAACAAATATGTATCTCATCAAGGCCCAGACTACGAAAAGGCCATGCTGGACTTTGCTGAAAAGCTGCCAGTTAACGACGAGGCTTTTGATTGGTTATTGAAAGGAGCTGCCGGACATTATGGATACGGGAGAAAATCATGGGATGAACGTCTGAACTGGGGGAAAAAGAATATTGATTTGATGAAGGCAGCGGCAGAAGACCCACTTGGAAAACTTGAATTGTGGCGAAACGCTAACGATCCCTGGCAATTTTTACAGGCTTGCAAGGGGGTAAAAGAGGTACTCGAAACAGGTAAAACAGGATGCCCAGTTCGCTTCGATCAGACTACTTCAGGGTGCGGGATACTTGCGGCCTTGTTGAGGTCAGAAAAGGTTGGTAAGGAGTGTAATTTATTTGGTGACGAACGAAGGGATCTTTACACCCTTGTCGCTGAAAAAGTCACAGAAAGATTGGTTCACGATCTTCAGTTCGGAGAAGAAAGAGACAAAGCGTTAGCACAAATATGGCTAAAAAAAGGAATCAACAGGTCTTTATGTAAGCAACCAATTCTTGCAGCTCCGTATGGCGGCTCATATATGTCCTTATGTGATTCCTTGGTTGAGCGATTAGATGAACATCTGGGATATGTACCGCTTGAAAATTTCACATACGAGGTAGCGATCCCTGCAAAATATTTAGCGAGTCATTTATGGGATGAAACGAAACAGAGAATTAAACCTTGCCTTGAGTTTAAGAAATGGCTCCACAAAGTAACAAGAAAAGTAATGTCGAAGGGTTACGCCCTGGAGTGGACAACTCAAAGCGGATGGCCCATGAGAATTGCAGATAGAGAACCACAGATTAAAAGGATTCAGACAATGTTATTTGGCAAACATGCAACGATGAATATTAAAGATCAACCCACAGATGCACCTCTATGTGCGACACAAGCCAATAAAGGAATAGCCGCGAACTTTACACATAGTTGGGATTCTGCTTTTTGTATTAACTTCGTTTACAAGGCCGTGGAGCAAAACATACAAGTCCTGACAAATCACGATTGTTTTGCGGTACATGCGGCCAATGCTGGCAAGGCTCATGAGACACTTCACGATACTTTTAACGAGCTTTACGCCCCTAATTGGTTAATAGGCTTTGTTGACGAAATCCAGTTGTCTACAGGGGTGTTATTGCCTGAACTACCGAAACAAGGCAGTCTCGACCCAAGACTAATTGGAACAAATCCTTACTTATTTTCTTGAAATGAAAATATTGTTCATACGACACGACAGGGGGTGAAGAGTGCTGTATGTTCATAAGGCAAACTTATTGATGGGGGCATCAACTTGGAACTTGTTAAAACACCACCAGGAGAACTTCGCTGGTTTAAAGGATTAGGAGAAGCAAGAAAGGCATACGAAGACGGTAAGCCTGATGAATGGACAATGGAATTGCTTTTAGATAGCAAAGATCCAAAAACTATTGAATGGACAATGTTAATGGAGAATAAGTTCGAAGAAATACATGGAAAAGATGCCAAGAAAAATACTTGGTGGTTTAACTGCAACCCAGACAAAGAAGACCCAAGTAAACTTTGCGTAAAATTTAAAAAAAGATGTTTTATTGACAACAATGGAACTAAAACTCAAGGCCCAAATGTTATTGATTCACGTTTAGAAAAGTGGCCTGTTAGTAAAGAAATAGGCAACGGATCAAAAGGCATTATTGCTTTTAAGATTGTTCCTTGGTCTGCGAAGTCAGGCTCAGGCATGACTCTTGATCCAATGAAGGTAATGATTATTGATTATGTGGAGTATTCAGGCGGCTCTGTTCCTTCTGATGATGATGTCTTTGGCAGTGTTCAAGGCGGCTATTCATTAAAGGAAGACGCTGAAAAGTCCTTTTAATGCTGAAGTTTAAGCAGATTGATTTACCTATACGTCCAATATCTAAGCCAAGACCAAGATCATTTATGGGCCAAAAGCGTCCATACAATCCACCTCAGTACAAGAGTTGGTTAAAAGAAGCCAAGGTTCATTTAAAAGAACAATGGAAACTTGAACCACTTACAAAAGTACACCGACTAGACATGTTTTTTCGTGGGGCAGAAATGGGAGATCTTGATAATAAATCTGGCTCAGTTATGGACGCAGCTAAAAACATTCTGTGGACGGATGACAGCGTAAAAGTTATTCCAAATCTCAATTTATCTTTTACAAAAGTGAAAATTAAAGACTCTCACATCATCATTCAAATTACTTGGGAGGTTGACGATGATTAAATGTCCTAACTGTGGACATGAAGAATCAAAAGTCGATAGTCAGCCTAAAAGTTCCAATGGTGAAATTAGGCGTTATCGGATTTGTAAAAAGTGCCACAAAACATTTACCACTCTTGAATACTTAGCTGTTAATGCTGGCAAAACAAGAGGTTTAGTTCCTGATATTCCGATTAGGGGGGGTGATGGGTGAATCCCGTTTTCTTCGGCACGATCCTTGCCCCGACTGCGATAGCAGTGATGCTTTGGCGGTCTACACAGACCACTCGTACTGTTTCGTCTGCCAAAAATACACGAAAGGCGAAGGAGAAGAAGTTGAAAAAACTTCCAAACCGAAACCTATTCGGCCAATGATCGACGTTGATCTAACCGTTCCTTGGGATGCAGATCACTACAGAGGAATACCTAAAAAAGTTTTAGATCAATACGGCGTTTACAAATACGCCGATGGAGTGGCCTTCCAATACAGGGATAAAAAAGGCGTAAACATTGCACAAAAAATTAGAAATGGAAAAACTTCTTGGAGAGGAGACGCAAAGAAAGTCGCAGGGTTTGGTTCACATCTCGCAAATCCTAGCCACCACGACGCAATCGCTATTTGCGAAGGAGAAATGGATGCACCAAGCATCTACCACTCCACCAGAGGAACAGTCGTAGGAATTTCGGTTCCAAATGGGGCTCAAAATGCAGCAAATTTTGTCAAGAAAAACATTGATTTCTTTAGTGCTTTTAAAACTGTCTATATCGCCACAGATATGGATGAGCCTGGAGAAAATGCAGCGAGTGATCTCGTTAGTCTTTTTGAAGCAGGCAAAGTTAGGCGTGTTGTCTTTCCCAAGAAAGATGCCAACGACACGCTGCAAGAACTAGGAAGTCATGCAGTTAATGAAGCGATCAAAGCAGCCAAGGAGATCCGACCTGATGGCATTAAATCTGCATCTACTTATGCAGGCTTAGTTAACAAACCACCAGAGAGAAAGGCTACTAATTGTGCTTTTCCGTTTTGGAATGACAAAACTCCTTTTTACGACAATCAACTCATCATCCTAATAGCGGGTTCAGGCGTGGGTAAGACAACCTTTGCCAGAAAATTAGCTATTGGCGATATGGAAAATGGAATAAAAGTGGGGTGGATTGGCCTTGAAGAAACAGCCGAAGAAGCGGTCTTCCGCTTTGTTGGTCAGGCAGCAGGCGTTCAAATTCATGCCAGGGAAAACTATGCAGGGCTAACTGATGAGCAAGTACAAAACATTGCCCAAGCTGACAAGTTTGTCACTGGTTCTGGAAGGCTTGAGTTATTTGATCACTTTGGATCACTCGATGAAAAGGTCATCCTCCAGCGGATGAATTACATGGTCAGAAGTCTTGGTTGCCAACACATTTACTTAGATCATTTAACGATCTTAGGAAGTGGATTAGCACAAGACACAAGGCAGTTAGACGCTCTCGTTACAAAGATAAGAAGCTTTATTGCGGCTACTAAATGCACAGTATTTGCTATTAGTCATCTTAATCGCTCCTCTTCTGGAGAGAACTTTGAGAACGGAGCTGCCCCAGAGCTGCACAACATAAGGAACTCACATTCAATTGTTCAACTTGCCGACACGATATGGGCCTTAAACAGATCGAGAGGATCAAACCTCACTCACTCGAAATGCTTAAAAAACCGCATGTTGGGCCGATGTGGTTATGCAGGCTCTTTCGAGTTCGACGAAACAACTCAACAACTAGCTCACAAATGGCACGACCAGGACACCCAGTTCTGAACTGGAATCAGCTCAATCGAGCCCAAGCAGTATTCATCTTTTTCCGAGCATCACATTGGAAACAAGCAATGGTTACTGAAACTTATCCAACATCATGCACCGTTATCTACCAAGAAAATGACAGAGATCACTCATCAAGAATCGTTGACCTCGAAAACATTAGAAGCGTCAGGGAGGTTGACCCAGAATCAAATGATTTACGTCAAAACTCTGAAGCTGAAAGCTGAAGAAGCTTACAAAGAAGCACATGAAGAAGGAAACAAGGTTCAAGAGATTTGGAACGACGGCTATGTAACAGCTCTCCTTCACCTCTTGGACAATTACGGATGACTCCCGATGAGAAAATCGCCCATGCAGAGGAGCGAATACGTCAACTCAAACTTTTAATCAAACATTGGAAAAACAATGGAAAAAAAACTTTTTTATGACATTGAGCCTGATGCTTATCGGGCTATGACATCCGCAGAATATGAATGCGAGTGGAGTCCAGAAGTATGGACTTATCAAACAAACCTAGATGAGGCTAAACATGCTGTTACCGCAGAGATTGAACGCATACAAAAGCTATGCCCAGACCACAAAATACTCTTGGCCTTGGGTGACTCCAGTAACTTCAGGTACGGTGTCTATTCAAATTACAAATCGAACAGACGTAAATTTAGAAAGCCAGCAGGGTATTCAGTATTACGCCAATGGTTACGTGACACATTTGAAGTCATCACGCTTCCATTAACGGAGGCCGATGATGTTGTTGGCATCCTTGCAGATCAAGAGAGTGGAGATGTTATCTACTCAAGGGATAAAGATTTAAAAACTATTCCAGGTAATCATTTAAACGCTGAAGGCAAGATCCAAAGGATTCAACAGTTTGATGCTGATCAATCTTTTTATCAAACGATTTTAACGGGTGATGCAACTGATGGATTCCCTGGATTAAAAGGCTACGGCCCCGTTACAGCAAAGAAGTTACTTGCCGACTGTACTAGCGAGTTGCAGATGTGGGAGAAGGTTAGAGCTGCTTATTTAAAGGCAGCAGCAAAAGATCCTGATATACCAGATATTCTTTCTCAAGCTAGGTGTGCAAGGATTTTAAGACAGAATGAATATGACTTTACGGCTGAGAAACCAGTTGAATGGGAACCACCAACGTCTATTGAGGGGGTGTTTATTCCGACATTACATGATTAAAATATCATCAACGACCCCGCAGACTTAGCTTATGGCTGACAAAAACCAAACTCAAAGCATAGAAGTAAAAGACGAAGATGATATGCCTGAGTATCAAGATATGATCCTATTTTATTTAAGTAATGGGGTCAAAACGCTTGTCCTAGTGTGGTCATTGAGTATTTTAAGCCTAGCCTATATCTCATTTCCACCAGTAATTAAAATAGGAAATATAGAATTTGAGATGCCTGACCAACGACCCGACACCAGTTTTGCGAGTGCGATGTTAGGAACGGTCCTGACAAGTTATGGACTAAATGTATCGAAGGGTGCAACGGCTAAAAAGAAAAACGGCGATGGTGGAGGAGGTAATACACACACTATCCTTGTTAAATATCCTCCAACTGAGGTGCAAGTCATTACTAAAAAACCTGATCCAAATAACGCATGAAAAAACTATTTCTTCTTTTGCTATTAGCAGCTCCAGCTAACGCCGATCTTACGCACAGCATTACTAAATCAACTTCTTTGACCGTGGGGGCGGCAGCGACTCACGCAAAACGTATAGGTACATCGTTTGCTATTTCAGGTTCAGGGGTAGATACAACCGATGGCACCACGGCTAATACTGTTAGTGCTGGCACAGTGACTTCAGGGATTTATACTCCAGGGGCCATTGCAGCGACACAAGATGTTCCAGGTGCAGCATTTAGTTTTAGTGCTTCTCTAAATACAGGCGATACTTTGCCTACGAGTGCAGTTACCACAGGAGCCACACCTAACTTCTCAGACATTGTGACCACAGCTTCAGGCACAGCAGGGTCGCTCGCTGGCACGATCACAGATACCGCAATAACTTTGACGGCTGGAGGAGCAAATACGGTTGCTTTAGGGCAAATTATTAATGAAATCAAAGTGGACTAAGATTGCACTTTTATTTATTACTTTTGCCCCACAAGTTAGGGCAGAAAAAATAGTGCCAAATTTTCAGCAGGGAGTTTTACAAAATCACACCGAGACGAAGACAATTTTAAAACGCGACCTGACCGTGTTTGAATTTAGGAATGGGTATGAGCTAACTTTTGGTGGTCATAATGTCAAGCCTTCTACTAATAATATTGCACCATCTGGTTTTGTTAAAACAGCAGGAACAGTATCAGGAACAGCTACAACTTATGTTATGCCAGATCTAACAACTAAGCCTCAATATTCAATCGTCAATGAGGGTGCATCCTTTAGTTACTATGAAACGCTAGAAACACCAGGGATAAAATCTATGACAAAAATAATTGAGGAGCAAACTATAGAAAGTATCAGCGACAGTACAAGTACGTTTCAATGAAGCATCTATACTTAGCTCTCTTATTTATTACTTTACCTGTTAAATCCTTCGCACAAAGTATTAACACATCATCACAATCTACCGGGTCAGTGGTCAACCAGGCAGTACAAGTTGTGCCTTCTCGCCAGTTCCAATACCAACTAGGAGCAAACCAAGTCTGTCAAGGAGCGACATTAAATATATCACCATTCCTCAGTCATACTAATAGTTTTGGGTCGCCTTATCAGCCGTATTATTCTAGACCTGTCTATTCAACGAAAGATATAGAGGGTGCTTTTGATGCAGATAACAATCCAATTGGAGATGGAGAACCAGATGAGCCAACAAAAATAATTAGAACAGAGTCAGTGAGAACAGGGATGCAAGAGTCGAACACAAGTTTAAACGGCGGCATAACCGCTACATTCAGTATTCCATTATCTTTCAGATACCAGAAGCTTTGCCGCAAGGGATTAGAAAGACAAGTCGAATTATATGAGGCCTCTTTAGCATCAAAAAGATTAAATTACGAAATGTCGAGATTGGCGACCTGCTCAAAACACATCAGGCTAGGAAATATTTTTGTTGGAGAAATGGCAAAGATATGTGCAGATGTAAAAGTAGTTTCACCACCTAATGTTGAACATACCCACGCTATTTCTTCCGATCTCTCTGTAACTTCCGACGCTCAAAAGTAGATAATACTTTTTGTTTTTTACCAATCATTTTTTTAACTTTAGCTATTAATTTTTTAAATATTGGTTTAAGAGCTTTGGTTAATATGGGTGTCAATGTAGCGGCAGTTGTAGCCACAACAGTTATTCCGAATGTGGTTGCAGCGACGCTCGAACTAGGGAGATACTTGTCTGCAATATTGGTTGGCCCCCATATCTCAAGGCACTTATCCCCGACCAGCTCGAACCCGATTACCTTCTCTTTTGCCTTTGCATTTCTTATATCCCCCAACCGATACTGTTGATCTTTCGCAGGACATTCAATTTCTAGTTCTCCTATATCAGGTAAACCTGTATCTAAATCTGTATTATTTTTCTTGTTTTTTTGTGGTTTTGTTTCGTCGTCAGGGGGTGTTGGGGTAGGAGGTTTTTTTAAAGTTTGCATTTTTACAGGGTTATATCTCATCGGTTCAAAGAACGGAAAGATAAAATCAAACCCTGGCTTTTCTACATTTAAAGTTCTTGTTACTTGTTTAGTAGTAGGCAGACTATTAATTTTTGGTATTCCAACTTTATCTACTTCTATCTTTTCAATCTTCACTTAGCAATCTACAAAACTACCGCCAATCTCTTTACCGAATTGAGAAGATTTCCTAATTGCTACTGCATTCGCAATCCAGCCTACTATTGGGATTCCAGACAATGTGCTACCTACTGGAGTTGCAGAAACTAGCGAAGTTCCAACTATCTCTCCCTGGGATTCAGCACTTCCTTTGTTTTTAATGCAGGCAAGGTATTCAGATGTAAGCCTTGCACTATCTACAGGATGATGAGCAATATATTCTTTTCTTATATAGTCAGTTTTTCCATTCCACCGAGAACGTTCTTCAGAGTGAAGGGTTGTGCGAGGAGAATGCATGTTATGTGTAACTACTACCTCTAAATCACCAGACTCAGATCGGTTGTATCGCAGTTGACTTGCCGAGTTCTCAGTCGTCTGTAATCGAGCCAGATCAGGGATGCCATCTTTATTTGAATTAGATAGCAAAGTTAAGGACATCAAGTTACTAGAAATCAGCCCTATTCCTAGCAGTCCAGGTAGAAAATATTCTTTCATTAGAAAGGTAGAGCTGGGCCAGTTTTGCCAGGTATTTTTATTTGATTTTGTATTACATCAATCATTTGATCTTGAATCGTTAGCATCATTCCATTAACAAAATCAGCCCGTTTGAAATAGATATAACCCCCGCCCAAAATTAAGGTTAAAGACATAGCGAAAGATGCAACGCTAATGCCATCTAAAATTTTTCTTACCATTAAAAAGTAAGCCTTGCAGTCATACTTTAATGTGTCTGCTTATGCTTAGCAACCTAAGACGGTTTTGTAGGCCAAGTAATATCACCACTAGGAAAATTAGAATCGCTTGTTATATCTCTCAATGCTTGTCTATATGTTGCCCATTCTGCAAGCTTGCTTGTTGATAACTTTGTATCAGAAGTATGTGTCCAATCACTCTCAGAAAGAAGTTTATCTCTATCTGATCTGACTGTCTTTGCGTTTTCTGCGTCAACAGTAGATGTATCTCTTGTCGTTACTTTGTATTTTTCAACCCATTTTCCCCCAGATTCTTCTACTCCATCACGTTCAAATATTTCATAAGGGGGTGTAATAGTGGGAGGTGTTGTTGTTTGTACAATATCCCAACCTACAGAATCACAATTATCATCTGTTGGTATTGCAGGAAAAGAAGTGTTTTTATTAGCAGCTTTAAAAAGATCAGTTGAATTAACAACCGTTCCGTCAGCTCTTTTTCTGTACTCAGTCATTAGCTTTTTTCATAAATTGTAGACGTTACCCGGGATAGGCAACATTTGTTGAAGGGAAGTTTCTTGTAGTTCCGTCTGTAGACCAAACAATACGAACCCAACCGTCAAACTCGGGTTTTGTACCGTTCATGCCTGCCCAACCTTCAGAACCACCGCCGCCACCTTGCCCTAAACCGTCAGGAGGATTATTAGTGGCCCCTGTTCCTGTTTTTGATCCGTCTCCACCGTTAGACTCTGCTTCAAAAGCATCATTTTGTATAAAATCACCAGCAGCCCCATTGTTGCCCTCACCCCACATAAAAGTATGTCCACCTCGAGATTGAGTATTTGGATTACCTTGCAGTGGTCCAGATGAACCACCACCAGAACCACCACCAGAACCGGCGTTTCCGTCGCCTCCCGTAGAATTAGCGCCATCTCCCCCTGAACCCGTATAACCTGCTGCGCCACCTGAACCTCTAGGTCTGTTAAGCCACCAAGTATTTTCATTACTTGTACCTCCACCATCCCCACCGGGGTTATGTCTCCAATCAGTATTTTCAGTGCCTAATGTTCCATAAATGGATTGCTGCATTATTGACGCTTGATCATCAGCCCCATCTTTTTCATTTAATTTGGCACCCGCTGCATAAACTAAAAATTTATTATATCCGCTAACCCAAGCCCTTATATAAGAAGCTCGTGAATAATCAGTAACAGCAGAATCAGTCCAATCGCTTAAATTACCATTCATATCACTTATATATTTTAAATAATTAGTTGTAAAACCTGTTAATGATGTAGCTGTTGCACTTCTACCATGAGCACAGCCTGCATGAACGTATAAAGTCTGACCACCCGTAACACTTATATTATTTCTCCAAACCATTTCACCTCCCCCACATGCAAAAGGTTTTGCAGTCCCTGCCCCTTTTTGCTGACCGCCACCACCACAACCCATAACAGCAACAGAAATACTTGTAACCCCTGCCGGAACGTTCCAAGCCGTCTCAGTAGCTGATGGATTATATAGATCTAAAACATTTAAGCTTGCCGCTGTAGAATTTGTTTCGGCATCTGTAAACCAAACGGCATCAGTCTTACTGTCGCCGCCGGGCATCCAGATTCTTTGAGTTATGGGGTCCATAATTAAGCGGTAAACCCTTTACTTGCTATCGCTCTAAATTTTTCACCACCGTCATCTGTAACAACATTTACTAAGATCGGTTTATTTGCTTCTAATGTTGGGGCACTTCCAGACCAATACCAGTTTTTCGTTGCACCTCCAACAGTAGGAGTCCATGTAACAGTATGAGGTGTTGCGCTTGGAGTTAACTCAATAGTGAATGAATAAGCTTTTCCACTTGCAGGTAAATTAGTAAAAGTAAAACCCGTAATGTTTCCTGTCATTGGGCCTAAAGTAAAATAATTGCCTAAAGATGCATCGACCGTTACGGCCCCTGTTGTTGCTAATCCTGTTGGGATCGTCTGGTTATATTGCCCGTTAATATCAAATTCACCAGTTTGATTAATAGTCGCCGTACTTGTAATCGTGCCACTGAATGAAGGGCTATTTTTTGGGGCTACATTTGTCAAAGCTAAGGACTGATCGCCGCTATCATCAAAGACAATCGTATTAACTTTTACAGAACCATATGGAGACATAGCAAAAAATTAATGAACTACCCAAGTCGCCCCAGAAGGGACAGTTATAACTACCCCTGAGTTTAGCGAAGGACTAACAGACATTGCATTTTTATTAGCAGTTAGTTGATACGAAGTCGTAATAACCTGATCCATTTCAAGAAAATGCTGATCACTCCCGCCTCCAGTCGTGCCGCCACCTGCACTTGTATTAGCTGCTATATACGCCTTAATAGATTGTTGCGATGCTGGCTTAGTATCGGAATTACTTGCAAAATCATCCTCATCTAATAAATCAACTTCAAAATCAATCGTTCCATCAGCGTCTTGATAAGTAACAGTAATCCCTGTTTCTGTATTGCCCGTCAACATTCCACCAACAAAATCTTCGACCTGCTCTTGTGTTAGTTGCGTATCAGTATTAGAAACTGTATTTGTGAAAGTTATTTTGTCGCTTGATCTTGCAATAGATAAACCCGTACCAGCTTCTAAAACAATGTCATCAGTACCTGAACCGCTATCAGTTAATCTTATTTTTTCTTCGTCTGAGTTATCACCGTCTACACAAGAAATTGAATAAGTTGTATTTGCTGCGTTTGCGTCAACATAAGCTTTTATTGATTGTTGACTAGCTGCTTTTGAATCGCTATTAGTTGCAAAATTATCCTCATCTAATAGATCAGAAGTTGTAAGAGCACTATTTAACTTTGTATGATCAGCATCGGTAAAAGTATTTGAATCTGTTGCGCTTTCTATTGCAGCCGCGAGTTGATCAGCCGTTATTGCCCCAGTATTTCCATTAACAGAAAGTACCGCATCGGTCGGGGTAGCAAGCAGGGTAAAATCTGCCATACTGCCAGCCGTTCCACTATTTCTTACATAGCTTTTATTCTCGTCTGATCTAACAACAACATCACCCTCTTGCGTTGTTAAAGCTAAATGAGCCGTTTGGTTGGCAGCCGTGAAAACCTGAGTTAAAGCTACCGCGCTAGCTGTTATTACATTTGATGCAGATATTGAAACGCCTGTTCCTGCTGTATATCCTCCCGATCCGGGGGCATACGCCAGCGAAGTCCATGCCGTTGAACCATCCCCAATCTTATATTTTTTAGTGTCACTTTCCCAGCCTATTTCACCACTTAAAAGTGTTGGGTTTGCGGTTGTCCATGCCGAGGCGGTATCAACACGTTGCTGAATCTGGACTTTAACTGTTGTGCTCATAATCCCGCCGCGTTCCCGCCTTTTAACGTATATTCTAGGTCAGAACTTGAATGTCCCGCCGCGTCCTTACAAAATAAATAAAAAGGAGATGTGCCCGCAAATATTGCAAACCCGCTAGTAGTTGAGCTTGAAGTATCAGCACCCCCGCCGCTGCTTAAATTCGCTGTAAGGTCTACCCCTGTTAATACAACTACTTCAATGTCTATATCATGAAAAACACCCTTTTGGTTTTCATTTGGTGTTGAGGCGTATCTATAAAAAGAGTTAGAAGAGGTTATACCAGCAGCACCAAAAACAGTTTGTGGAATTTTAAATTTTGAATGTGTCCCTGCGGCGTCTAAATAGTGTTGCCTAAATTCTGATACCTGAGCTTGCGTTAAATCTAAGTATCTAAAAGTTATCGTATGTGACGTTAAAACATTTGATCGTTTAAACCTGATCGGGCCACTAGATAAAGTGCTTGATTCACTTACATTTAAACGACCTACGTCGTAACTTATTGAGTTTGGATACCTTGTGTCAGGATAATCAAGCATTTTTTAAATTGTATATGGTGGCAACAATTCAAGACTTACAGAGATATTAATTTGACCGTCTATTTCTTCAATCGTAGGACTTTCTGAATATCTCCATTTATAACCAGTCGGGAAACTTAAATTCGTTGCAACTAATGTTTCTGTGGAAAGGTCGAAAGGCTCGAAACTGCCATGAAATGCAAAATGGTTTACGAGGCTTTGTTGTTGAGCTCTTGTAACAGAAACAAACGTCATTGTTAATCTATGACCATAAGAAACGCTTGAATGTCTAACCGCTGTTTGTTCTCCCGATAAATGACCAAGATTACTACTAGCAACAGAACCGGGAGTGTAAACTCTGGTGCTTGGCGTTAATGATGGGAAATTAGCTGCCATAATTATTACTCTTCTTCGTTATTAAATCCATCACCCTGTCTAATTCTTCCGTTCCATGTTGCTTCTGGTGTTGTTGATATTTGATTATTATTTGCAAATTCCCAATGGCCTTCTATTTTCCAATAAGAACCAACAGGCGAACATCCCCAACTTGTCATAGGTTGATTTGTAGATGAACATCCAAGCCCTTCTCCATCAATACCTAAACCACCCATTGAAACATTGCCGCCGCCGCACGATGTTTTTTGAATAGTTTTTACGTTAGCTCTCCATTTTTGAACACCACTATCAGGGAAACACCATGACGGGCTTAAAAAATCGGTTGGACAACCACCGGCCTGTGGAATGGGATTACCGCTTGGAGATGCGCAACCATACCCGCCCCCTATCATTGCAAAATCATTAAAAGCTCTCCAAGTTGTTTCTAGTTCCGTAACAGTTGGCCCCACTGCAGGTTGTGCTGAATTAGTTCCACCAAAACCGTCAGGCATTTCTGGCTGATATGCTCTAAAAACTGTAATTTTTCCGACCCATCGAACATAACTGTATGAACTAACATCCGGCTCAATTGGGCCAACTTCTCCAATTAAAGTAGGTGTACCATATCCACTTTCTGAACCGGGATCCGGGCAAGACCCCTCTACGATATACCAATGATCCATATCAGCAGTTGTAAATTCCATCGTTCCGCGTCCTATATCTGTATCTTCACATTTAACTAACGTCTTAACTCCCCACGTAGGAGACGGCGTATGACTACCTATTTTATTTCTACGATAAAAACACACCCGACCACCAACGCAAGACGGTCCTTGCGCGGTTATTGTGTCACCTACTTTAAGAGGGTCAGAAGTTGTCCGATCATCAGTAATACCAGTAACAAAGTCAGCTTCAAAAGGATCTTCTATATTTTCTATTTCTTCCGTAAAGAAACCTTCTGTAAAACCTCCCAAGGTGTAACTTGTAGCACCAAGAGACGGCCACGTTACGCCGTCATCTGCAATATTTGAAGTTCCTGTATTTGAATGGCAAGTAATATCTGTTCTTGATGTAGGAATTACTGTCCCGACGGGGGTAGCTGCTACAACTGCTTGAGCAACAATAGACTTTTTATTTGCATCGACTGGGAAATGAATTAAATCAAGTTCAATCACTCCCGTTGTTGCTTTTTGTATGCGCTCTACTTCATATAAATAATCATGATGATCAATTGTGCCTGCGTTGGTTTCTCTTCTTAATCTCACTCTGACAATATCGCCTAATGCAAGGGTGCTATTAAAAGTTGAGGGCCTTACAGAAATCCTGAGAGTATGCGTTATATATTTACGCTTTGCTATTTGATACGCGCCATATTTAACAGCGTGAGATTCACTACAACACCATTGCGATAAATCATATTGAATAATAACGGGATTACTTACCCCCGTTTGTTGAACTTCTGATGTCCTAATAATTGGTAAGTCATTATCATTTTGCTGTTTCCACATCACTAAGGCTTTTGCATCTTGCCGTTCAGTGATCGGGATATATTCAATTTCAAAACTACCTTCTAATATATGGTCCTCAGTAAATCCATAAACCGGACTAACAGCATTAGTTGAATTAATAGAATAATCATTATTAAGAGGCAACCGAGATTTAAAGCATTTTTTTCCATCTTTTTCAGATAAGCGAAGTAAAAATTGATTACCTGTTTGAGTGAGAAAATCTTCTAAATTCTGCGATTGAGAAACAACACCATTACACAAGAAATTATTTGTATTTAAAAAGTTTGCCGCCGCCGTCATGGAAGTTGTATCGATTAAATCGTCTGGAAGCCGCTTCGATTGTTTGATTAAATAAATAGCTAAATCGATAAAATTATTACTACTGCCTAATTGACTATCTAATATTCTTGTGACCTTTAAACCATTCTCAACAAAGACATAAACTTGTCTGTCCCATGTCCTATCACCATCGGCGAAAGTGTTTGTATAGCTCAGAGCCGTTAGATCAGTAAATACTGCATCAGTGCCCGGATAACTGGGGATATTGTCCCACGTCGTTTTATTAGCAACATTAGTAATTGTAGTTGCTGGGGTCCAATTGCTAGCCCTTTCGTTATACGCTCTCTTCCATGTTCCAACGCGACAGCTCCATTGATAAAGTTGATTTTCTTTTATATCTCCTATCTCGCCTTGACTAAGAATTAATTGCAAATTAACGGTTAAAGCGTTTGTAGTTCCATCATTAACAAACCGACCGCTAGTACATCCCGGTGCTACAAATACCCCGCCAATGTCATCACTACCTACTGTCACCCGCCGCCCGAATATTATGGGCACTGGCTCGCCTATCGAAATAGCCCTTTGCCGAGTATCTAATGATGTATTCCCCTTAGCTGCTTCTTCTTTTAATTCGTCACCTGTTAAGCCTGATTGATAAGGCAACAATGAAAGAGGATCAGATACTTGTATATTCATAATCGTATGGGGTTCCCTATTAAATCAGTAGTAAATGACCTCGGAGGACATGAGGCCCCCACTGGGCTAATACTCGAACCAATATTTACGTTTAACGTTTCAAAACTTCCCCCAATACTTGTTATCACTCCTAAGAAATTAACAATTAAAGATTGATTAGATTGTGGAGCAACATTGCTTAATCTTGAATCAAATTCATATACTTTTAATTCGACTAAGTATTGATTATTTAACGCTTCTGTCAAAGTAGAAATAGCGGTTGTAGTTGCTGGACAAGTTAAAGAAACTGTATTACCTCCGCTTGCACTAGATGACATTAACCCGTCCGCGGTAAACGGAAAATAAGACCAACTCTTCGAGCTTAAAGAAATAGTTGAATTGACGTAATAAGACTGCCATAACTGCTTATCAGTTCCCCCCGTGTAAATCCTTAGATACTGCGCTTGGGCTCTGTTGCTCATTAGCTAATCCCCTGAAAACGACGACCGCCCGCTGTCCTTGAATTACTAAAGACAGAAGCAGAGAAACTAGTTAAAGCAGATTGAAGATCATTAACCGTCACATATTGCTGCCCGTTGCTCATTTGCATTACTGGACCTGTTTTGATGTTGATGTTTGGACTACCTCCAGAAACAAAACCACCCTCCGCAAAACGTGGAATAGCTGCGTTGCCTCTTAAACCTGAAAGGTAGTTATTAATAAAGCCTCCAACCTTGTGGCTAGGCAAAATATATTCAGAGCTTTTACCCTCTCCTACGACTGCTAATTGTGGCCCTTGAACATATCCACCCTCTGCATAACCTCGAACACTACCGCCGCTAGAACTTGAACCACCGCTTGCAGCTTTTCGACCTCTACCAATAATTTTCATGATCCTATTCCACCAACTTTGAATAGCTTTAGTTACTGAATCAATCATCCTTTTAATTTGCTTTGGTATAAATTCAACCGCCGCTTTAAATGGAGCAATAATAATATCTTTAACCTGTGACCACTTTGTTTTAAATACCTGTACGAACTTACCCGCTACATCTCCAATACCTTGGAAAGCATCTTTTATAAAATTACCTACTGCGCCGCCTATCGTTTTTGTTAGTTCCAAAACTCCCTTACCAATATTTACAAAGACTTCTCTAAACCCTTCAAATTTTAATAACGCAGCAATCAAACCACCAACGGCAACCGCACCAAGAATAAACGGAGCTGCAGGACCAGTAAATACAGCCGCGACAGTTACACCAAGTATTTTTATAAGTCCTCCAATCTTTACAAAACCTGCAATAACTGGACCCATAGAGCCAATCCAACCGCCTAACAATGCAGGTAGTTTTGTTGCCGCTATACCTTGTAATGCACCTTGAGTAAGAACAGCCGCAAGACCTAAAGCTTTAACCGCAATTGTTAAGACTCCAAAAGTTACCGCTAATTGTTTTATCGGTCCGGGTATTGCATTAAAGATTTTTGCCAACCCATCTAATAAATGCACCAAAGTCTGAAGAGCTGGTAATAAGGCTTCCATTACTTGAATTGCAACAATCCTAAATTTCTCCCCTAACTGCGCCATTGAGTCATTAAACGCCGCCATTCTTTCCGCACTTAACTGTGTAAAGCCTGTTTCTAATCCATTAATTGCTTCTGATCCTTGATTTAACAAAGGTATTAATTTCCTACCTAATCCAGTACCAAAGATCTCAGCCGCGTTCGCCGCCTTCATTGTTCCGTCTTGCATCCCCTTAAACTTGTCTGTTAATTCTAAAAATGCTGTATCTAAATCTTTTAAATTTCCTTGATTATCAGTAACAGAGAAACCCAAACGATCAAAAGCATCTTTAGCTGTTCCGATCCCGTCGCTTGCATCTTGCATATTTTTAGCAAGAGTTGGAAACGCTCTTTGCAATGCCTTAAAATCTGTTCCCGCTAACGCCGCCGATTGTCTTAACTTGTCTAACAAAGGAACAGTAAGCCCCGTAGAACGAGACATTTTTTCTAATTGGTCGCCTAGCTGTAATACGTCATTACCCATCTTTGCAAACGCCGCCACACCTAAAACAGGTAAAAGCGTTCTTAATGCTCCTAACGCACCTTTAGAAGCATTCTTTAGGCGATCCATTGCGCCCGCTGTTTTCTTTGATTGACCTGATAACTGATTTAAACCTTTCTGCAATCCTCTAAGTTCTTCTTCCCCTTTTACATTTGCCTTAATCGTTAAGGCTGTCGTCATATCAAGAGCCATTTCTATTTACTACGCTCGCTTAGTATTTCCACTACTTTAGCTTCTATTAGCTGAACGTCCGACAAAATCTCTAAAGGATTTTTAACTTTTTCAATATCCATAAGCTTAAATAGCACGTTGTAATCAAGACCAAGTAAAACACCTTGATCTGTTCTCCATTGCGTCTGAATTTTCAAAAAGAAAGTTATTGCCTCTAAAGCTTGCGGGATAATTTCAAAATCATCTGATTGTGTCATTTCATCAGGCAACGTCAAACCAAAGGCGGCGGCTTCCTCGGCTAATCCATCTTTTGACGGTGGGCCATTACACCAATACTCAGCCGCCTCAGTTAGTTTTTTGCTTTTGCCTCTACTAACGATTCAAAATAAGATTCAATAATTGCACTGGCAAGCATTGGTATATCTAGGATTTGCTTTTTAGTCTTGTTAGAGAATGGAACGGGTACGCCTTCACCGTCTTCTATACCTTCCCAACCGACAAGAACTTCATTGGCAATTGATTGGTCAGTGATACCGCTGGTGTCCTCTTCCCCCTCTTGGATTGACTTTACGCGCTTTTGTACTAAGACTTGAATCTCATTAATCCGCGTTTGTGGGAGCTGTTTAAACTGAGCGTCGAATGATTGCTCCTTCCTTGTGCCGTTTTCTGGTTGGTAAAATGTAACGGGCCAGCTATAAGAACTTGAACTTTTTAAAATAAATGACATGCGAAAACAATAGCCATACGTAGCCTAAGCAACTTTATTTAATTCGCAAGTTTACATCGTTACTATTTGAACCTCATCATCACCAGTTGAGCCGGGTGTTGGTACAAACGGTAGGTTTAACATTTGGATACCGTCGCTATCTGAATAAGTTGGGTTTCCAATGTCACAGATAGGCATTACCAAACCAATTCTGTTGCCTGCTGTTGTGCCGTGTAAGCAAGAAACTAGGCCGGTCGTGTTGTCATTAGCAATCGTGAAATAATCTTTACTTGCAATGGTGGGTGCCTCTATCACTATTTCGCCAGCGGGGGCACGGTTTGTAAGAATCACGCTCTTATCAGCTCCTACTAATTCCCTAGATGTGATGTCATTATTCATATCAAAACTTATCGACTGAATCGCTGCTGATGTGTAATCAAGAACGGCTGACGCTGTTGTGTTTCCTTGCTTAAAGAGTACGGGTGTTGTTTGGTTGGTATATGTTGCGCTTAAGGCTGTATCTGTGGGACTGTTATATGTCCCCGTCATGTTAAAAGTTATCGTCGGCACCGCATCAGTAGAAAGGGAAATCGAAAAACTACCGCGACAACCTGTACATAAATGCTGAACACCAGAGTTATAGAACTTAATAGTACAACTCTCAAAAGACGAACTTACAGGGGCGTATTTGTTACCTGCTGATATTGAATAACCTGATGATGAACCGGGTACGAATGTAGCTGTACTTGCTACAACTGTTGCGACTTTTGTTGTGCCGTTATACGCGGTAATTAATCCACTATGTCCGTTACCTGTACCTGATGTAATTTCAATTCTATGACCGACGTAATAACCATCTGTTGCGCTTGGTCCTGATGCTGCAAGAGTAATACTATTTGCACTTCCAGCCTGACTGCTACCAGTCACCGCACTTCCTAAAGCCTGAACATTCATTCCACAACTTCTTAAAAGCGCGTCAATTTTAGAGGCAGTTGCTGCTGTACCTGACCCTGCATATTCAATTTCAGCGGTAATAGCAACCCTTGTATTCGCTAATAGCTGTTCAGAATTTCCTAAATAACTTCTAATTAAATCTCTAGAAATAGTTTCCGATTCAATTGGCGTAACATCAATTGTCCTACACAAAACCGCATCTGTTCCCGCTGGGTTGCTCGAAGTTCCATAGGTGCTTTCAATCTTCACGGCTAAAAAGCGTGATTTACTCAGCAATGCCATTTGTTAAAACCTCAAACGCTCAAATTAATGTTGCTTCTATATTAATACTATTTGCTACGTCTACATATTTATTATGCAGAAAGATCTGTTTGACTTGTTCTATATCTGATTTCATACGTTGAACTAATCGCGCCTAATGCCTGATCAGCATCAATAAGCTCAAAATCTACACTCTGAATTTGTATATCAATAGCGTTCCCGTTTAGCGTTAAATCTGAGGTTAAATTTGAATGAAGTGATTCAATTGTTGGGTCAGCGGCTTCATAGGGTGTACTGCTGGCACTGCCGTTAACTAGGCAAACAATTCTGACCTGTAAAGACCACTCAATTTTAGGAAGCGTAGTTGCAAAACTAGCGTTATCAGAAAGAGGCTCAATGACAAGAGCTGGAAGTTGTGACCTATTCGTTAACGGCGTGACACGCTCTCTGTAGATCCTCGAAGAAACGCCCGTTGTCCCTGTTAAGGCTGTTTTGATTTGATCTAATATGTTTTCCCTTATCGTTGTCATTGATCCCAAGGCGAGCCGTCTTTATATGTTTTAGACCCTGTTTCAGGGTTAGTGTAAACTTCTTTTTCTTCTTTTTTTTTGGTTTTTTTTGTTTCAGTCATCACACTTTAGATAATGAAATTTCACAAGTAAGGTTATCTAAATCCGCTTGATTATCTCTCACAACATAATTAACAGAATTAACTGCAATAGCATCCCCAGCAACTAAAGAACCAAAGTCAGAGGTTTTAGCAATTGCGACATAATCAGTAAATATAACTTGCCCATCAAATGCAATTGAAGAGGGTTGATTAAGGATCACGTCGCCTGTTACGTCCCCTGCTGTAGCACTAACAGCAAAGTCACTAAAAAATCCTGTTAGGTCGTCACTCAACGCCATCTTTTATTTCTTCTAAAATTGGCTTCACTTTTTTAGCTTTTGTTTTTGCAGCGGGTGAAGTTGGAGGACATGCGGAGGCTGCCTCATCCTCTGCTGTTGCTTCTCTTGCCTTTCCCATTGCAATTAATGTAGAAGCATCTTTTTCACTAACGTCATAAACCGAGCCAGCTTCTAAAGCTTGACCGCTAGCAATCACACCGCGAGTAGTAAAAATTTTCATTGTTATAAAAAAAGAAGGGGGCCATTTAGACCCCCCAGTTAAAGAAGAATATTAAGTAGTTACGTCTAGGCAAGCCGCGAAGCTTTCAGCGTGTCTTACTGCTACGTCGTAGGAAATAATTCCACGAACAGATGTAAGAGCTTTCGCAAAGTCGTCTGACTCTTCTCCTACAGTTATTTCAAGACCGTTACCGTAGAAACCAACTGTTGCTTGACTAAAGTCACCCATTAAAACAGCAGAACAAACGCTAGAACTAGAACCCTTAGTTAAGTTGCTAGGTACTTGGTTTGTAACAGCTAAAGGATAGCCATTAACAGCACCCGGAGTTGGGCCGCGTCCAATACCGCTTATGTCTGTGTTGAACAAGAATGAACCGTCGCCAGATGCAGAACCACCCGCACGAAGTTTCTTAAGCTCAGCTAATACTTTCGCATTAGTTACATAAGCCATAGAGTCGGAGACATTTCCGTTATCAATTAAGATTTGCTCTTCAAGATCTACAAGAGTTTCAATTGTGATTGCTCCGCCGTTTGTGCCGATAGCAACAGAACCGATTCCACTTGTATTTAGGATCCCTGTTGGTTGACCTGATGAACCAGAACCGTTAAGGATGCCAAGATCAACAGCAGTATTTAAACCATCAGTTAAATCTGTTCTAATTAGCTCTTCAATTCCGGGTGTTGCTTGTAAAAGAGTCTGTCTTGAATACTTACTTAAAGCAGCCAAGTTCTTAGGTGTCATTGTCACCTGATCGAAGGTGCTTTCTGCCTGTGTGATTGCTGTAGTTTGACTTGAAAGATAATAAGTAGCAGCTACACCTGATCTTCTAGGAATTGCAACGTCACCAACCAAACCGGGAAGTGCCTTAACACCTAGAGACATCATGACGCTTGAATTTCTCAAAGCTTCGATGAAGTCATCAGCCATAAGGTCTGTTTGAACTAGGTTGCCCCCAGTCGTTGCGCCCGAAGTTGCGTAAGTTGCCCTAGAAGTTAAAGCAGTGTAAGGAACCAAGAAAGACCTTTCAGTTGTCTTCTTAACACCTGATCTCTCTACCTCTTGTGAAAGCTCGCGAACATAACCAGCTTCTTTAGATGACCAATCACCTGTTAACGCGGCACGAATACCAGTTGTTAACTTGTAATCAATATTTTTCTCTTGGGTCATATCAACCTGAGAAACAGTTTCAACAGGCTTTGCACCGATGCGCTCTAATACGGCTGCTCTTGCTTCGTCAATTGACGCACCGCTTTCTACTAATGATGTTGCTAAATCTTCGCAACCATGTTTTGCTCCTAATGCACTAATGTTTGTGATTCTGGAACGCTCTTCTTGTTGAGCCTTCTTGCGCTCTTCAGAACGCACCACACTTAAATCAGGGGTGTCAGTCATTTTCTCTTTAGGTAGAGTTTGAGTTTGTGATGCGACGGAAGCCGCTTTTTGAACGTCGTTAATACGTTGTGCATCCATATTACTTGATTCTTGCTTTGCAGGCATAGCAATATTATTATCTATCTTTTCTTCCGCTTCTTTTGCTCTTCCTATTCCAACTTTTTCATAATCAGCAGGGATAGAAACCAAGCTTAATTCGTGCGGAAAAAATTCTAAAACACGATAATTATTTTCGTCTATTTCTTTAGTTTTACCCACTGAATAACCGAAACTTACGTTTGAGTAGATACCAGTGCGGACCATTTCAAACGCTTCATTACCAGCGGCGTTAGTGGCAAATCTAACTGTCGCCATTCCTCGGCGTTCACCTGAATCAAGCCAACCTTTTTCGACAACTCCTATGACAACATCTGGATTGTGATTGAAAAGTAGAGGGGCTGATTTATTAAGTCTTTCAAAATTAATAGCACCTTCGCTATGGTCTAGCGTTTCATTTCCTAGATAGCCGCGTGACACGGGAGCCTCGGAAGAAAAGGGAAAAGTGATAGTCCTATCTTCTTCGTTTAACTTTCTGTCAACTAATGACCCGGAAAATTCACGAGTTAACGTCTTACCTTCAAAATCACGTTTCTTTTCCATTAGTTTCGTTTTGATTTTCATCTATAATAGTCTGCTTTGCTGACGTAGTAACACCTGACGAAAGATCAGTATCAAAAATAAGACCTAACTGATTAAATTTTTCTACCTCGTCGGCTCTAGCTGGTAGAAGTTCTTCTAAATCGCCGCCTTGTTCTGCAACGACCATTGCAACAGTTTTAAATCCTGCTTTTACTGCCTCTTTATTTGCTGTTATCTCTTTCTGTGGGTCTACCCATTCCCAACCTCTAGGAACAAAACGTACACGTCTATATCTATCTGGGTCACTCTCATAATTAGGCAAATTTAAATTGCCACTTAACACCGCCATTTCTAACCACGCTTCAAACACTCTTGTATGAAAGTTATCTATTAAATAGTTTTGAATAGAGCGATATTGTGAACGATCCTCTAACAATGAAAGACGGCTAGAAGAATAATTAGTTTTTGAAAAGTCGCGGGAAACTGACTCATAACTGACCCCTACGCCAGCGGCACAAGAACGCAGCATTGCAGCCATAAATTCGGGGAACTCCCCATTCGGTGAATCAAAGTCAGGGACAGAGATTTGCTGCCCATTTTCGAGGTACTTAAAGACACCCGGCTCGAATTGTGTAACTCTTTCCTCTTCGTAAACTTCCCCGCCTGCGTCTAGTTCACCCTCTGGACTTGTAATGAATCCCATTAACGAACTTGCCGCCCTTGCTCTTATAACGCTTGCCTCTTGAAATCCGTTTAAGTCATGCAAAGCTTTTAAGCAGCTTGCCATTGCTGGAACACCGCGACTTTGTGACGGTCTTTCTTGTTGGAATAGATGAATGATTTCATCAGCGGGAATAATTAAATGTCTTTTCTCTCCAGTTCTCGCAGGGAATAAAGTATCACCGGGGTGTTTTGTTAAAAAGCAATAATTAACAGCCCTATTAAACTCATCAATTTCTATCCCCATCCTGTAAATATTTCCATTACTACTCTTACCCGTGTAATCAGTATCTAATAAATCTGCCTCCATCACCTGCAAAGAAAAAGGTATAGATGAACGCCCGAAAGGTTTACGAATAATTCTTATAAATACCTCTCCATCAACAACAAGAGAATTAACAATAAGCTTTTGCATCTCTACCCAACTAAGCCGCCCCGCTACGTCGCATGAATCCGCACGACCCCAACGCTTAAATCTAGTTTCAACAACATCATTTAATTTTTGATCTAGTTTTTTACCTCTTTGCTGTTTAATTTGTGATTGAATTTTAAACCCAACAGGACCAACGACATTGGAGACAATCGACCGTATGGCTTGCCTTCCGTATGGGTTATCTCTGCAAACTTGACGTGATCTTTGTCTTAGTTGTTTAAGGCTTCCTTTTATTTCAGCATCAGCCGATGAATTACCAGCAATCCAATTAGAAGTTAATCTCGACGTTTGCGCCCCTGCATACATACGCCGCCCTTTTTTAGGTAGTGGCTTGACTTCTTGCTCAGGAGTTGACTTTAAAACGTCAGAAAGTGGGAGTCCTAAAAATGCCATGACTAGAAACGAACAAAGAGGTTATGTGGATTGCCTAAACCATTAGCAATCATGTTGGCTTTACGCTCTCTTACTACTTCAGCTTTTAATTGGCTTTCTCTTATCCTTAAATCATTAAGATTCAATCTTGTAAACGTCCGATTGCCGATTGTATAACTTGCAGCCTTATCACTAATAATCGCTCTTATTGCAGCGGTAACAGCTTGTAAGTCTATTTCCGCTTGAGTCCTGCCCTCAAAATCACTACTGGGAGTACCCGTATAACTAAGCTTTTTCTTAATCTCAAATTGACCCTCATATAACGTAACCTCATCACCGCTTTTAGTTGCGATAGCCTGAAAAAACCATAAACCAGAGTTCATGGCCCCAGATGTTGCGGCTGGTATTACAAATTCCCACCCCTGCCCATAATCTGTTCCTGTAATCGTCTCACTTGCAACTGAAGCATTACACCGAAGATAATATTTACAGGCGTAATCGGTGTTAGTTACTGACTCATTTAGCCAATTAACCCCCGCCGGATCTCTCCAACGCACCGTATCACCCGC